GTAAATGGTGATATCTGTTTGGTTGCATCTAATGGTAAAATTAGAATGCAAGCAGATGATATCGAGTTGATTGCTCATGGTGGTGATGGCAACAATGGCAATATCACCATGAGAGCAGTCGAAAATATTAAGACTGACTCTAAAAAATTCCTGGTCAACGCCACTAATTTCATTAGGATCGCAACACCAGGATATGCAGAACTTGCTGGCAATTCAGGTATGACTCTCTATGCATCCCTGATTAGAGGTGTCTCAGACGCATGTGCGATTAAAGACTCTAAGGTTGGTGGTCAACTAATTCAAAAAACAAATAATACTGTATAAAGATGTCATACAATTTAGACGACGTAAACATTGGTGGACAACTCAAAGTAGGAACTGGAATCGTTCCTGCGATTAAAGAGGGGGCTAATAAAATTAATGGTTCAATGTTTGCTGAAGGACCTGTGGTATTCGGTAATCAAACCACCTTTTCAAATCAAGATGGCACTCTGATGGTCGCTAGAAATACTAATAGTGACAAGGACTGCAATGTTCCTGCAGATGATAAAGCACTATTTGTCAGAGGTGATGTACGCTTTGAAACAGATGGAGATAACGAATATGGTCTACATGTAGAGGGCGATACACGTATTAATACTGACGGACGAACACCCAATGCACTTTTTGTTAAAGGTGGTAAACCCGATGCACTATATGTTGATGGTGATGTATTTGTCACTGGAGACGTTGATTGTGGTAATAAGGGAAGATTGGCGGCTAGATTTTCATCAGCAGACGCTAGACCAAAACCATTTGATATCAAACATCCATCAATAGAAGGATATCGTCTTCGTTATGCCTGTGTTGAGGGACCTGAAGTTGGTGTCTATCATAGAGGTAGAGTAAGAAATGTGAAGGAGATCATTCTACCTAGTTACTGGAAAGATTTTGTTTATATTGATAGCATCACTGTTCAATTACAACCAATCGGCGCTCATCAGGATATTATTGTAAAAAGATGGGATGAAGAAAAGATTTACCTTCAATCTAAAGGTGGTATGCCGATAGATTGTTTCTATCATGTATATGCCGAGAGAAATGACATCAATCCTTTGATTACTGAGTATCAGGGTGAAAGTTGTGAGGATTATCCTGATCCAAATCATCATAAAATTTCAGAGGACGAAAGAAACTACAAAGATCCTCAATATGCTACGGAGCAGAATATTAGAACAAAGTGAGAAAACTAATTTTTATTGAGGAGAAGTTTCTTGATCCTATTCTTTGCGAACCATTCATTAATCTAGCAAAAAAGAATGATAAAGAAATGCCCTATGGTGATGAAAGCAGGGGTGGTGATACTTTCTTAACCACAGTTACTCACTCTAATCCAGATAAATCACTGTCGAAGGGTATGGATGTGCCAGAACCAGATGGTAATTATGGTGCGATATATCTTGGTGGAAACGTTGATCCAACAACTATTGAAGTAGATGATAATGAATTATTCAAAACAGTGATTCATGGTATCACTGACTTGTGTAAATCATTTGATCCAGATATTGTCTTAGATTATGTTGGTGTTGTGCGGTGGCCATCAGGAACTTTTATGAAACCCCATTTTGATAAAAATGATATCCATGGACCTGATGTATTTGCTGCCATGCTTTATCTTAATGATGACTTTAGTGGCGGGCACACATGTTTTGAGGACTTTGACGTAGCACCAGAACCTGGTAAACTCATAATCTTTTCAAATTCACAATATCTACATCATGTAAACAAGGTAGAGGATGGTGAGAGATTCGTCCTATCATTCTGGTATAAAAGGTTGACTCCATCCTCTGACTAACCTATAATAGGCAGGTATGCAAAGGACCCCATGCAAGACGATTACCTGACACTTCGTGGTCGTTTAACTGATAATACTATTATTCAAGTACCAGATTATTGGAAGGGTCTAGTTGATCCCGAAACGATCACCGTTCATTTGACTCAGATAGGATCAACTCAGGATTTGATGGTTGATAAAATTGTGTGGGGTAGGACTATCCACATCAAATCTGGCACCGCATCTAGGATTGACTGTTATTATACCGTTAATGCTACGAGACAGGATGCTTGACACCGAGTCCAAACTTTACTATAATAGGCAGGTAAGCAAAGGACCCCATGCAAGACGATTATCTGACACGCTGCGTCGTTGATCCAGTCGCCCGTAAGTTTTATCTGTACTCTGAGCAAGGCGACGAGCGTGTTATCGATTGTGAAACCGTTGATCAGTTTATGACCGTGCTTGAGTTGGTGCGTGACAAGTGTGATGATGACGTGCTGGCGTATGCCAATCCTCTGTGATGAATAACTATTCGCGGTCTTACAACCAAAATCTTTACAAAGAAATCCTAGAGTGCTACGATTATGAGACCAGAAACCCGACAATCTATGGAAATGTTATTCGCAGCGAAGTGGAATTTACCCAAAGCAGCGAAGAATGCGGGTCTGACCAACAAGGAGATGAAGATCACGTTTAACGAATATTGCACATTTCATCCTCCTACTTGGGAAGGGTGATTCCTGGGAGCGTGGCGGAATCGGTAGACGCACCAGACTTAAAATCTGTTGAGAATTATCTCGTGGGGGTTCAAGTCCCCCCGCTCCTACTACTAAATAGAGGCATAGGGTAAATTTAAACCCATGAAATACCGCATAGACACCAAATATGCCTGGTACGATCATGAGGGGGAACATCTGGTATTATTGTACTGTATTCAAAATATTCCATTTACCTTTGATGAACTCCCAGAACTTGCTAGGCAAAATCCAAGCGTCATACAACTAGCGAATTCAGGTCCAAGGTGGGATGCAGAGAAGATGTATCGGTCTTCTATGTACCTTATGGCAGAAGAATGTCATCCCATGTGTTTTGAGTTAGAATTAGAAAACCCTGAACTATTACCTGTTGACTAATGATTATCAACCTATGGTACAATCAATCTATGAAAGAGTGGCGGTGGTCACTAACGGAAACATCAGTCATGACTCAACATTCTGGCGGCCAAGAGGAACTTCGTGATGCTATGAATGATGTTGCAAACACCGTTGAATATATACTTGACAACGAGTTAAAAGAAGAGTAATATATAAAGGTGTGAAGGAAGTGCGAAAAGGGTGACCCATATGGGTTGCCCTTTTTTCGTTTGATAAATAATCCATAACAGAACTTATAGTGTAATAAGATGGGTCTTTCCAGATTAGATAATTTTCTGAAATCTACTCGTGGTACTATTCTTTATGTTGATCCGAATAGTTTAGACGCCACAGATAGTATTGAAAATCAGGGGAATTCGCTGACTCGTCCCTTCAAAACCATTCAGCGTGCGTTGATTGAAGCAGCAAGATTTTCATATCAGAGAGGTCTTGATAACGATAGATTTGGTAAGACTACAGTCTTATTGTATCCAGGTGATCACGTTGTTGATAATAGACCTGGATATATTCCCGATGGATCGAATAATTATAGACTAAGAAACGGATCGTTGACCGATAATCTTTCTCAGTTTGACCTTTCATCTAATTTTGACCTTGCGTCCTCTGATAATCAACTCCATAAACTGAATAGTGTTAGAGGTGGAGTTATTGTTCCAAGAGGCACATCTATCGTTGGTCTTGACCTTCGTAAAACAAAAATTAGACCAAAGTATGTTCCTGACCCAGAAAATGATAATATTGAAGCATCCGCAGTTTTCAGAGTAACCGGTGCTTGCTATTTCTGGCAGTTTTCATTCTTTGATGGTGATCCAAATGGTAAGGTTTTCAAGGACTATACTTCAAACGAATTCGTACCTAACTTCTCTCACCACAAACTGAGGTGTTTTGAATATGCTGATGGTGTTAATAATGTAAAGATTAACGATGAATTTATCACGAACTTTGATGCAGGTCGTTCGGACCTTCAGATGTATTATGAAAAAGTAGGTATTGCTTATGGTCAGTCATCTGGTCGTGCAATTGAACCAGATTACCCATCTACAAGTCTTGATATTCAACCTAAGATTGACGAATATCGTATTGTTGGTTCAACTGGTGCTTCGGTCGGTATCAGCAGCATCAGAGCAGGTGATGGTGTCACTGCAACCTCCACAATCACAGTCACTACATCTTCTGCTGTTGCAGGATTAGACGTTGATACACCTTTCCGCATTGAAAACGTTAGTTCTGATTACAATGGTGATTTTGTCGTAACCGAAAAAGTAAGTTCAACTGAAATAAAATATACAGTGCAGAATGCACCAACTGATGCATTACCTACTGTATCTGGTTCATCTTTAGCTCTAGTATCTGACACCGTTACCTCTGCATCTCCATATATCTTCAATATCTCTCTGAGATCTGTATATGGTATGTGTGGTATGCTTGCTGATGGTGCAACTGCGACTGGATTTAAGTCCATGGTCGTGGCACAGTTTACTGGCATCGGTCTTCAGAAAGATGAAAAAGCATTCGTCAAGTACAATGAGGACACCATTCCAACTGGTGCATATGATGATTATACTGCTGTAGATAATCTTCCAAGTAATTCAAAAGCAAGATATAAACCAAACTACAAAAACTTCCATATTAAGGTAACCAATAATTCGTTTATTCAGGCAGTATCAATCTTCGCGATTGGATATGCTGAGCATTTTGTTACTGATAATGGTGGTGATATCTCACTTACCAACTCTAACTCCAACTTTGGTGCAGTATCTTTGGCATCTGAGGGATTTAGAGCAGATGCATTCTCTCAGGATGATATTGGATATATTTCTCACATTATTCCACCTAAGGAAGTTCCACTCGCAGAAACATCTATTGAATTTGATTCTCTTGATATCACAAAAACAGATAGTGTTGCTGGTGTCGGATCTACTGGTAACCTCTACTTATATGATCAAACTAACGTTGATGCACCACCGCAGAACGTCATCGATGGGTACAGATTTGGTGCAAGAACAAACGATACCTTAAGGGTTCTCGTTTCATCAGCAGGTTCAGTTACTGAATATTCTGCTCGTATTGTGATGGATGGTTCGCAGTTGTCAGCAGAGAAAAAATATACTGTTAAACAGGGATCAACTGGAATCAATAGCATCAGTTCTTACAGTCTGGGTGGATCTGATAGACAGATTACGCTTAACTCTACTCACAATCTACTGAATGGTGAGTCTGTCAGAGTCATTAGTAATAATGGTCACCTACCAGATGGATTAGAAGATAATACGGTCTATTTTGCAATCACTGATGCAAACTCATCTGGTGGTATTACGACTAACGTTAATATTAAACTTGCAAAAACTCTTAACGACGCAATTAATGGATCGCCAGCAATCGCGATCAATGAAAAAGGTGGTGTTCTCAGTATTGTAAGTAGAGTTTCTGATAAGAACTCGGGTGAGATTGGTCACCCAGTTCAATATGATGTTAATAATGAGCAGTGGTATGTAAACGTTGCAAC